CTTCTCCTATGATGCGGTTCGCATCCGTTTTGCGATTTCCCGCGCAGACCAATGCGCCCGGCAAAGGCCATCAATATCCGCCTTACGAACCGTTCCGAACCTACGACATTGATCACACGCTAGGTCTTTCTGGTCGATGGTGAGGTCCACCTTGAACTGCCGCTCGACCGCGGCCTGCGTGACTGCGCCGCTCGCAATCACATCCTCGAAGATCTGCCTCCAGCCCATGAGCATGATCTCATCACTGTCCGGCGCGATCTGCGTGAACTCGGGAATCGGCCCAAGCGGAAACGCGGCTAGTTTCTGACCCTTACCGCCTGGGTCCCCTAGCCATAGACAGCTAATCCGGCCCTTCCCCGGATACCACAGTCCGCCGCTGTTCTCCTCCCACGCCCGGATCGCCGGGTTGATGTTGTGCAACCCCCGGACTAGGTCATCACTCTGAATCGTTTGCCCGAAGGGGTTCGTCTCGCCGAGGGGAGCAGTCATGAGGTAAGTTCGCGGCGGCATCTATGCCTCGAAAGAAAGTTGGGGGGCGGCTGCCCGCCCCCCGAGAGGAAACTAGGTAGCAGAAAGAACCTTGCTCACACGGTTGCTGTCGAACAGCTTCACCGCGTAGCTAGCCTTCCAGCCGATGGTCCCGCGCATCCCGAGGGGAGACGCGAGGCTAGGCTCGGCAGGAACCACGATGACCTCCGGCTGCGACTGCGACGGCTGAAGGCTGGAGATGCCAAAAGCGTCATCCGCAATCAGGAAGTTAACATCGGTCGTTCCACCCGAGACCTGGATGTTGCTCGACCGCTTCACGATGACATCGTACATCGCGGAAGCGGCGGGCGTGCCCTTGAGCGGAGAGTTCAGGTTATCGCTCATGGCCTGAGTTTTGATGTCAGACCATGCCGGATTCCCCTCTCCGAACATGACGTAACACGCCTTGGGGGAGCCGATGAAGACATAGTAGCTCCCGCCGGGGCTCGAACGGTGGTACTTGGCGTTTTGCGAGGCGAGCGTCTGTGCAGCCTGCCTCACAGTGTCCACGACAAGCGGAGTTACCGCGCCAACGCTCGTAGTCGTGTTCGCAAGCTCAACGTGATTCAGGGTGTCGATGGTCAGACGCCCCGCATACGCCGCCGCCTTGACGAACTCCTCCTTGGTGCCGCTGTGGGCAACATCCGTGAAGAAGTCCGAAAGCTCGAAGTAGTCCCCATACTGCTGGATCGTCGCCTCGACCTTAGTCGTCGCGAGGGCCTGAGAGTTGGCCGGGTCGCTTCCCTCAGTCAGCGGCGTCGTCGCAGCAACGGGGTTCGCGAAGAACTGCCAGCGGAGGTTCTTGCCGCTCCGCATGGGAAGCTGCTCCATCATTCCAAGCTCGTAAGTGACAAGGTCCTTACGCAGCACGGAGACGAACAGCTTTGCCAGGACGATGTCCTGGAGAAGATTCGCATTCGTCGCTGACGTGCGAATGTTTGCTGTTGCAGAAGTAGGCATTGTGCCTGTTCCTAGTTGATGCCCCGGGGCGGATCATCCTTGTTGATGAAGCGCTGGTAGCGAGGATCCTTGATGATCTGGTCGTACTCCATACGAAGCAGTTCATCGAGGGGGATGCCGTATTCCGCGGCTCCCGATTCCTCACTCGCGGCTCCGTCCCCACTGATAAACGCCTGGGACTTGAGTTGTGCGTTCTTGGTGTCGGCTACGGCCTTCCGACCTGCCAGTTCCTTCTGCGCCTTTTCGAGTCGCCGGACGTGGACCTCGTTATAGGCATTATGCAGGGTTGCGAAGGTGTTGAGAACCGGCCTCCCGTTGACGATGCGGTAGCTCTCGATGTTGCCGCGGGTGGTAGGATCCCCGGCCAGTCCCTTCATCTCATCCCAGTACTCGGTGTAGTTGGGATGCTCCTGACGGAACCTCATCCAAGCAACCTCCTCGCGCGTGGCGAGGACTTCATTCGCAACGTCATCCGGAACGTCGGCGCTCTCCGTGTCTTCGCCCTGTCCTGTCATGATCCTATCCCGCAGGGCGCGCAGAGATGAGACCTCCCGGTCACGGGCGTTGAACTTGGACCGCATATCGGCGTAGGAACGCTCGATGTCGATCCGCTTCTTCCGCTCCGATTCCAGGGCGGCTTTGAGGGCGGCTGCTTCCTCGGGGGCATTCGCTTGTCCCGATGCAGCGGCACTCGCGTTGGCGGCGTCTTGACCCGCGCTCGCCTCGGACTGTGCAGGGGAATTATCCTTGTCTGCCATTGTCTTCTCCGCGGGGCTATCGGAAGCTAGCTTGTCCGCAAGTTGGTGAGTTTCAGTTTCAATGCTTCGAGCCCGGCGCAGACGCCTTCCGAGAACGCCATTGCCGGGTGTGAGTGAAGGTCGGTGCGGCGGTTGGCCGCAGCGGCCAGAATTGCTTTGTCGATCAGCGCTTCGAGCGCGAGGGCGGTTGCTTCGTCTCGTACTACCCACGCCCGGACTGCGACTTCATTCGGGTCCGGCGGGGGCGGTGGCTTGGGGGCCTCCTCGATTGCTTTCCGCGTCGCTTCCTCTGCGGCCTTGGCCCGAATCGACGATCCGGGAAGCACGGCCGCCGCGGCCTGGCGCCAGAAGTTCCTTCTCGCCTCCTCCTCCATCTAGTCCCCCGCTAGAATCTTGTTGACGTTCTCGCGCCGGGTGCGGGCGGTTCGCCCTGCCGTTACCAAGCGCAGGTCGCCCGCCTCCGCTCTCCGCTGGAGCGACTCACGTCGGAGCCGTGCCTGCTCGCCGAACATCGGACTCCCCGGCGACGCACCGCGGATCTGAATCGGATGATCCGAATGGTCCGCAGCGTCTACCCTGTCATGATCCCTCGTTCCTCGTCTACTCAATGGCCTGTCCCTCCTCTTCAGTGGCCGACTCTTCGGTCCCCATGCTTGCTTCTGTCTGCCCGGCCGGACTCTCCGGCCCTCCGCCTCCGCCGCTCGGCCCACCGCTGCTCGCAGCCGCCTGCATCGACATCTCCGCAATCATCTTTTGCTGGTACGACAGGATCGCCGCCTTGACGACGTTCTCTGCATCGGCCATGTCAAGGCCATCCCGGAAGTAGCGGGTAACAAGTTCCGGGTACATCATGACGATCTCTGGGTTGGTGCCCAGCACGTTCAGCGCCTCGCGGAAGCGGGCTGTGTTCTGGAACTTGCTAATTGCCTGCCTCGACCCGACGAAGCGAACATCGGAATCGAAGTCGATGTCGTCCAGCCGAATCTTAAACTGCTCCCCGGCCAGCGTCGCGATGGCCCCCTCGTCCGGGATGAACTGGCGAATCCGCGAGTGGAGTGTCCTTCCGATCCACGGCAGGTCATCCTTCTCGATGACCTGAGTCATCAACTCAATCCTCTGCGTCGCGAACCGGCTAACCGTGCTGATCTCCGTCGCAGTGGCCTCACCCTGGCTTTCAATCCCCTGCGTCGGGTTCGGTGCCCCGGCCGCCTCCCGCATCGTGAACTTCTTCCGCATCAACTCATTCGCGGCGTAGGTCAACACGTTCGTGTCCACCGGCAGTGGCTTGACTTGGTCCACGTTCGCGCACTCGATGACATCGAGCGGCATCCGGCGCTTCAGCCTGTCCGGGTCCCCGCCGAACGCATTCCCCATCAGAATCGGCATGTGGATCGCAAGATCCGCCGCGTCGTTCATGACCATGAGGAAGTTGTCAGCCGCGTCCTGGAGGAAGCGGATGACCTCGGCGGGCGCGAGCCCATAGTGCCTCCCCGGGATCGGATTGACGAGGATCTCCTTGAACGGCTTCATACCATCGATGAACGGGTTGATATGGCTGCGCACGCGGACTCCGTTGAGCACCGTGATCACCCGGTTCTGATATCCATCCGGCTCGCGGAACGGCACGTCCCCCCAGCCCTCGAATCCCGTCATCTGCCCGTACTTCTGCGGAAGCACATGACTATGCTCCGGGTACTTCGTCCGCTGGAAGCCGACGCCGCCAAGCTCCGGATACGTCTGCGGGTCCTGGCTGAGCACGTTCTCGCCCATACGAATCGCGAGTAGCACGTCTTCCTTGTTGTAGATCCCCGCGTTCGCCATCGCGAGCGCCTTGTGCTTCGTAATCCTGAACCTCTTCGCGACGAACGCCATGTCTTCCTGAATCCGCGTCCCGGCGAAGTCCGGATACCAGTCGTAGATGTCCACCTCGCGCAGCAACGGCCCCTCGCGGTACTTGACTGGTTGAACACCGAACTCCCGCCCGATGAGCCGCCCGAAGCCATCGTAGATTGGCTTCCTCACCACCTGTGGCCGCTCCAGGCTCTCCCAGCCGATCTCCAGGATGCTCGTCCCGAAGATGAAGCTGCTCTTGAGAAGCTGATACACCGTCCGGAACATCCCGGGCTGCTCAAGCACGGCCATGATGAGCCGGGTCATGAGCCGCGCCTTCTCCGGGTCATCAATGCCGATGGGCATGGCCTGGAGGTAGTCGCGGGAGCCAAAGATAAGCCCAATCCCCATCGCGGCCAACGTCTCGATGACCTGATGCGTCTCGGGGTCCTTCAGCTTCGCCTGATACGCAGGCACGATATTCGCCAGCCCGAGCAGCGCCGCGGGGACCTGATTCCGCAGCGGGAATATACTCCCGCTCGGGAACGTCACAAGATAGTTCAGCCAAATCTCATCCCACACGTCAACGAACTTCCGCCGCGTGGCGTCGGAGGTCGAGACATGGTTGGCCATCCAGTCCACTTCATCCTTCTTGACCATGTCGAACAAGAAGGCCGGGCCTTGGGCGGCGACCTGCGCGTCTGCTACCTCATCAAAGACCGTCTGCTCAACGACCGGGCTTCCGCTCGGTGTCGCCGTGCTGACCGGATCCGGCATACCTACCCTCGCTTCTTCGCGTTCTTCCGACTCAGACCCGCCTCGCTCATCGCTATCGCAATCGCCTGCTTGCGGTTCTTGACCGGCGGGCCGTGCTTGGAACCACTCCGCAGTGCTCCTGTCTTGAACTCGTGCATGACCTTTTCGACCTTGCCACCTCGGTCGCTTAGCTTCCGCCGTGCTGCCATGCTACTGCGCCCGCTTCGCGTGTCGCCGCCGTCCGGCCGCCGACATCTCGGCCATCTTCTTAGCGCCGTACTTCCGCCGCCCAGCGACTGCGGCGACAGCCGCTGGGTTTCGCGCGCCCGACGCGGCGGCCTCGGCTGCCACCTTGGCAAACCGGCCACCTCCGCCGAGCTTCATCCGATCACTGAGTTTCCGCCTCACCGCCATCGACTACACCATGTCGTACTGGAGGCTTCCACCGAACTGCGCGGCTGCTCCGGTCGTGACAAGCTGCAAGGGCCTGTTCGCGGCCTGACACGCGGCGACGTAGGTGCTACCGCTCAGCGACGCCATGCCGATCTCCATGTTCCCGCCGTCCGGGGCGCCGACGCCAGCGCCGGTCAGCCCTTGGATGAGGTCCGCCGTTCCATCACTCAACCGAATCGTCCCGGCCCCGTTCACCCACAGCCGAAGCTCCCTCACCTTACACGTCTGGCCACCCACAGCCGCCACCAGAGTCGTCGTCGCGGCACCGCTCACTGCAAAGTTGATCTGAGGCATCGTCTCTCCCCCTTACGCCTGTTTGCCGGACTCGCTGACCGCGTCGTCCGAACTCATTTTGAAATTGCGGCCCTGTCCGTTCTGCCGCGGCCCGCTCAGCCCTCTATCCCCCGCACTCATGTCCCCACCCTCGTCGCCGCTCACGCTGCGATGCCCGGGCTGGCCGCTCCCGATGTCCTCGTGCCCGCACTGGCCTTCCTCGGACTTCCCGTACTTGTCTCGATCCCCGCTGACGCTAGCCATCCTAGTACCCCATCCTTCCTGATTTGATCGCCGCGCGGGCTACTCCGCCCCCGGGCCTCTTCGCGCTGGCCCTCGGCTTCCGGCCGCCGCCGAGACTCATCTCGCCAACGCCGCGCCGTCCGACTCCCAGTTTCGTGTTGATTGCCACCTGCCTCGGACCCTTGCTCCGAAACATTCCGATCCTGTCCGAAAGACTCTGCTTCGCTGCCATTGCTTCCCCCTTAAACCGGCACGATGCGGTAGGTCACAAACCCCGCCGCCGCCGCTGTCGTAACGACCTGTAGCCCTTCTCCGATTGCTGTCCAGAAGAGGGGACTGTTACCCTGTGTGGACGACAGAGAAATCGCCCCCGTCGTCCCAAGCGTCAGCGTCCCCGTCAAGCTCGTTCCGCTCGTCCCCTGAAAATCCGCCGTTCCCGCTGCGCCGGGAGAAACGCAGAAGGCATCTACCACGATCATCTTCCCCGCTACGGCGGATTCAATCGCCTGTGTCGCCGCCCCACCAGCGAGCTTGACCGTCTTCCTCGTCCCGAGTACCCCCGGTGCCGCCATCGACTACTCCTTCCAGGTGAAGTCGAGGATCAACGTCGCGTCGGCGGAAACTGTTCCCGACTTCACCGTCTTGATCCCCAGCCGCGCACCCTCGTTGTCCTTGATCGACGCGCGGATCGACAGCGAGCCGTGGACCGTTCCGGCCGCCGCATCGGCGTCGATAAAGCTCGTCGCGCTCGCGAGGCCAACCACTGTCGGCGTCCCGCCATACGTAAGCTGGATGCTGAACGTCCCCGTCCCCGTCCCCGCCGTCTTGGTCGTGACCGTGACCTCAAGCGCCGTGCAGTTCGGGCTCGGCACCAGTAGGTCAATCGGGTTATTCTGGTCCGTCGCCCCACACGCGACCGTCGTGTTCTGGTGGAACACCCTACGTTGTACGAATCTTGCCATCCTCTCCTCCTTGGCTCTTAGGCTTCCGCCTCAGCCGTCTACGGGGCCAATGCCCCTCTATTTAGAATGCCCTTCTCCGTGTCTGTCGAGAAGAGCTTGTACGCCTGCTTTGATCGCCGCGACCTCGGCCTTGAGACTGGCCACCTCCGTCTGAACCGCCTTCGTGTCCAGGTCCGCGATTATAATCAATCCGTGATTGTGCCGCGCCAGCGCCTCTACTACCTCCAACTTGTCCAGCACCGGCTTGAGGTTGCATCCGAAAATGCTAGCTATTGCCATTCTTTCCCCCTACGCTATCCCGCCGCGCTACTGCGACGCCGCCCCCAAAGTGTGCGCCGAGGAGGATCCCCAACGCGAAGTTGTACTGTGTCCCGTCCAGTCGCCCGACCGCGCAAAGCAGGCTCGCGCTCAGAAGCGCCGAGAACGTCAGCCCTGCGAACCCCGGGGCCTTGCCGAAGCGGTCTATCAGTTGAAGCACTAGATCGCGCATTCTAGTTTCTTTGGATGCGGGCAACCGCCGTGCGCCCGTAGCCAGTGAAAACGGTTCGGAGCCCGAACAGAGATGTACTTCATAGGGCACAATGCCTTGTACGTTTTTCCTCCGGCCTCGCCTCCGCCTGCCCACGCATGAACCGCCGATTCAGCCTCGGCACATAGTTCGTCGCGATGGCCTCGTCGCTCGTGTAGGCGGCGCAGTCCAGCGCGTCGTCGTGGTCCAACGTCTCCGGCCCGGCGTAGTCGTTGTACTGGTCCGTGAACGGTTCCAGCACTTCCCGCGGGGCCTCCTCACACAGGAACACCCGTCCGTACTGCACGTCCCCCAGGAACGTCGTGATCCGATGCGACTTCCCGATCTTGTGCTTCACTCCCTCAAGCTCGATGATGTTGATCGGCGTCCCGCGCGTCACCGCCTCGTTCCGCAACGCTTCCCGGAACGCCCAGCCGCCGAACTCCTCGGGCGCGACATCGGTGATCCCCCACTTCCGCATCAGCCGGAAGATCTCCGCTTTCCCCTCCGCGTCCGTCATCTCGTTGCTGTGGCGACCATCGACGAGGAACCTCAGCACCAGACTCCCCCGCCGCTCGAAGAACCACACTTGGATACTCGCGAAGTCGCCTTTCCCTGCGTTCGTCGTCCCCTTCCACGCCGGGTCGATGATGATCACCCCCCACGCAGCCGGGCTCAGGTCCTTGACACTACACTTCCTCAACCACTCTGGCCTCGTCGCGGCCGTTCTCGGCGTCCTCACCTTGCAAAGCATCTGCATGTAGAACAGGTCGTCATTCCCCGTTCGGCTGATCTCCTCCTGGCGAATATCCTCCAGGATCTTCCAGCTATGCCTCACCGGCAACGTCAACTCATCCTTCACGCTGCCGTCCGCCTGAGCAACCTCCTCAATCGCGCCCAGCACAAACAGGTCATATATCTTCTTCCCGTCCACGTTCGCCGCGATCATGTTGCTCCACAGGTCGCTCGGATGATACGGTGTCCCGTCATGCCAGCGCTTCCCAACGCCAAACTCACTCGTGTAGGTGATCGCGTCGTAGTACAGCTTCGTGCTATCCCTCAGCGTCTTACTCTTTCGATGCTCCTTCACCACGAGGTCCGAGAAGAACATGTGGTCGAAGTGATACCCGGTCAGGTCCGCCGTGATCCCCTTCGCAATCACGCTGCTCTCGGCGAGTTCCCCCGTCTGCGGCACGAACTTCCAGTTGAACTCCGTCTTCGTCCCGTAGTCCTGGGTCGAGATCACCTCCGGCCAGTTCTTCACTAGGAACGGATGCCCCATCGTCTTCCGCTTCAGCCGCATCAGGTTGGCACTCGCCTGTTCCTCTTTCTGGTGGATCAGCGCGATTCGCAGGAAGCCGCCGTTGAGGTGCCACTCGCGGAGGCTCAACCACAGCGGCATGACTCCGTGCATGAACGTGGACTTGAAGCTCGACCTCGCCATGATGCAGAGGAACCCCCGGTCATCCGGGTTCTCGTTCATCGCATAGGCCAGCAGCCGCTTGCACAGCTTGTCTCGATGCGTGGGGGGATACAGGAATCGTGGATTGTTGATGACGCGGTTGAAGTAGACGCGCTCCGCCAAGAAGTAGATCGGGTTGTGGTCCTTCAGCCTCCCCTCGAACCCCATCGGGTCTATCCGGTTGATAGCCTCCTGTGCGCTCGGGTCCAGCCAGCGCCCCCGTATCTCCGCCTCCGTGCAGACACACAGGTCCCTCGTCCACTCGCGAAGAACAGTCTCCTCCGCTAGGCTAAGACGCTTCTTCTCGTCCGGCATCGGCCTCGATTGTGTGCTGGGAATCTAGTGCGTGATCTCGTCGATGAGCGCCCGGTCGTAGGCTTCCGACTCGCCGGGCGTCTCGGGTGTGACTTCCTCAACCTCAACCGGGGCAACCGCATCCGCCACCGGCTCCGTCCTATCCTCACCCAACATCTCCGCGATGGCCCTGTCTCGGCTCATGGCCTCATCTTCCTGAGCGGCAGCATCGGTCAGGGATTTCGGATTGATCTTACTCATCGCTTCGATGACTAGCCGTGCGCTAGTATTTCTATCCGCGGGCTTCACGGAGATGACCTCCAGAAACGCGCGGACTTGCTTCTCAGTCAACTTCCCTTGCCGTTTCAGTTCGAGTAGCAATTCCTTCGCGTACCCATCCGGCTCGCTCAGGTGGACATCGAGAACTTGCTGGGCCTTCCCGAGCAAATGCTTCCACGACACGACGTACGGCCGTTGAAGCTCGAAGATCCGCCGCATGACAACCGGGCGCCGCAGCAACCGGCTCCCCTCGTACTTGTCCCTCAGCCCGGCCTTCTCGCTCGCCTGCGTGCTGGACATCCCGTCCGCATACGCCTGTGCGAAGACCTCCTCATGCGGCAGAAGCGGGTCCGTCGCCTTCCGCGGCCCTGTGTTCCCTCGGTTCCTACTCACGCTCGTACTCCCGAGGGTACAGTGTCTTGCGGCGATAGACGCCCGGCGCGACCTCCTGCCAGATGCTTTGATCCCTCGTCGCAGATGTCACGGAGCCCGGCAGTCCAGAGTGCCAGTAGCAGACATGCGTCCCGCCGAGCGCCATGTTGGGGCACCGCTCACCAAGCGCGTCGATTCGCTGGCACCGCACTACCGGAAGCACCTTGACCGCTACATTCACTAGAAACTCCTCTACTTATAATATCGCGTTTCCGGCCCCCGCTGTCAAGGCGCCGACGCGGTTCGGCGTGGCTGCTTTCGGCTGTCGTGTTGATGCTGCTCGACTTACGCCGATGAAGTTTCTGTGGGTGGTATAGCCGCGGCGAGGGGTCCAACGCCAGCGCTACCGCTGCTTCCCCGGGGGGTAGGTGCCGTCATCGAGGCGTCCGGCGCGCTCGCATGTGCTCTAGCCGCAAGCACTAGCGTAAGCTCACGGCCGCAGCCTAGGGCATCGGGAACCGGGATCGCATTCTAGCGATGCGTCGCAGTCTAGTACGCATAGGCAGAGGGAGGAGATCGCCTAAGTCGTTTCCCCCCTTCCGCATATGCAACATCGCACGTGACGCATAGGCGAGTCTGCGACTTACGCATAGGCGAGGCGGTGCAAGAATCGGGCCATCTTTCTAGCGGAATCGGCGAGGTAAGGCTTGACTAGGATGGACGCGAGGAGTAGATTCTCCGCGAGATCCCAGAGATCCCGGGATCAGGAGGTTCCAAGCGTGTTCCGAATCAAGTGGGCCGACATATCCGACCTAGACATGGATGCGCGGCTCAAGCAAGACAAGCTGATGATCAGGGTTCGGCAACGGCTCAAAGCGGACAAGATGGTACTCAGTTACACGGATGAGCATGGCTTTCAGTGCTACGTCAAGGCAGAAGGCAAACGCAAGCGGGAAAGTCGGGATCGCTGTGTATTGTGCGGTCATACACTTCGGGAGGAGAAATGAGCATATACACAGAGGAGGCGGAACGGCGGTTCAAGGAAATCGCGGTGAGGATTGGCTATCAGCCGGGATTCCGTAGCAGGAAAGGCTTCGACTTGTTCAACCTGACGCGGGACGTAGGCGAGCATAGAGTAGGCGACACGCTGAGCAAGGAAACGATCATGAATCTCATCAAGGAGACGGGCATATGCGAATGATCCTGCTTGCGCTGGGCCTTATCGCGAGTATCTACCTAATCGCGAAGGGGATTGACATGTATCTGTTTTTCTGCTTCACTCGACACGCGGGCGGCCGCGGGAGGTGGCGAAGATGACAAGGAAGCATTTCGAATGGGCGGCGGAGTATGTTCGTGGAGCGCGTTCCCTTGGCGATGGCAAGGCCGGGGAAGCAGTTCAGGAAGCCTTTAAGGCCATGTTCCGCCATTTCAGCACACGCTTCGACGCGGGCCGGTTTGATGCGGCCTGCGAGAAGGAGAGCAAATAATGAGCAACGCAACGCCGTTCAAGGCCAAGTTTAATGGTACTTGCGCGGCCGGGAATGACTGTAAGCTAGGCGGACGGATTCAGAAAGGCCAGCCTATCCGCTGGAATCGCACGGTGAACGGCCGGGCATGGCATGATGAGTGCAATGAAGCGATGGCGGGGAAGACGCCGGAGCCCGCGCAGCCTATGCCATCGACTCCCGGTTCCCTCGAAAGCACGCTGGCGGATGCCCTGGCGCCGCTACTCGCCGACCGCGTCAAGGCGGCTGTGAGCGCGGAAGAGGTAGCGGGGTTAGTCGAGACGGCCATTGCTCCGCTCCGTCGCAAGGTGGATGCGATTGGCAACGTCAAGCCAACAGTGATCGAAGTGAAGAACGCGGAAACGGGCGAGGTCAAAGACCTCGGCCTTCAGCACAAGCAATTCCCGATGCTTCTGAGTGTCGTCCAAGCCAAGCAAGCAGACGGACACCGGCTGAACGTGTGGATGACCGGCCCAGCCGGGAGCGGGAAAACGACGGCCGCCTTCAACGCAGCGAACGCGCTAGGCATGGAATACGCATTTACGGGTGCCATCGATACCCCGTATCCCTTGCTCGGGTTCATCGACGCGCATGGGAAGGTGATCCGGACGCCGTTTCGGGAGCGATACGAAAACGGCGGGGTGTTCTTATTTGATGAGTATGACGGGAGTCACCCGTCTGCGACGCTGCCATTCAACGCGGCGCTGGCTAACGGGCACTGCGCGTTCCCGGACGCGATTGTGAAGCGTCACCCGGATTTCGTGGCAATCGCGGCCGCGAATGCTTGGGGGCTTGGCGGGACGGCGGAGTATGTTGGGCGGAATCGCCTTGACGCGGCCAGCCTGGACCGTTTCGTCTGTATCGAATGGGACGTGGATGAGGCGCTAGAGCTAGCCACGGTCGGGAACACGGAATGGGTTACGCGAGTGCAGGGCATCCGCAAGGCAGTTAAGAAGGCTGGAATCAAGGTGCTGATCACGCCTCGGGCTAGCTACTTCGGCGCGGCTCTGCTTGCGGTTGGCATGGCTCGCGAGCAAGTTGAACGCATTACCCTTCGCAAGGGCATGTCGGAGGACCAATGGAAAAGCCTGAACTAGACAAGCTACTTGCGCGGCTTGGGCTAGTGAATGAGAAGGACAAACCGCTTGACACGCTGATCCGCGTCCCAGATGTCGAGACATTGCTTCGACTCGCGGAGGAAAGCGGGGCGGATAGAGGGGCGCCGGAAGTGGGTAACTTCTTTGGCGGGCTAGATTGGCAGACTATGGCCGTGAATGCCCGGCGAGGAGACCCGGAAATCGCGGCCAAGGCGGAGGCGCTGCTTGATCAAGTAGACCGCTTCACGGCGGAAACAGAGGGCAGACAATGGACGGCGATGCCCGCGGGAGCGTACCCGATTGTGCCCGAGGCGTTGGCGGGTAGCCCTACTCCGATGCGTGGATATCAGAGCGTAGCGAGCGAGCATATGCCACTGAGTATCTATGTCGCGACGACAAGCAGCGCAAGGTATGGTCTGGAAACGCTACTGGCTAGGGGCGTGGCGATTCTCGCGCTCGTGAGTAAGCTGCAAGCCATCCGGCCGGTGGATCTGCACATCATGTCTCTAACGCCGAACACGTCTTCCTGGACGGGTGACGGAAATATGATCGTCGTTACGCGGCTGGAAACGCGGCCGCTAGACCTTAGCGTCGCGGGGTTCGTGTTGGCGCATTGTGCGTTTGACCGGCGGGTGCACCTTGGGCTATGCGTGAAGCTAGGGAAAGACGCACGTTGGGCTCACATCGCATGGTCGGAGATTTTCAGGAACGGACCGGCCGCGATTCGGGCGTATGTCGGGATGGGTCCGGATGACCTGTACATCGCACCCGCGCATCTGGATGATTCGATGATCAAAGAGCCGGTCAAGTGGGTGAATGAGCAGGTGAGGAAAGCCCTGCACAGGAGCGGTGATGCCTAAGCTAATCGAGGTTCCGAAGACGGAGGAGTTCGTCGCGGTCGTCAAGAGCCCGATGCGGTGTCCGCGATGCGATGTCGCGATGATACTACGGCCAAGCTGGGATGTCATTCCGAAATACGGCGAAATGCCGATTGAGCCGCGATGGGAATGCGGCTGCGGGATGATCGTTATCCTACCTCGGGTGCTGGATTCGACAATGGACGAAATCGACAAACGGATCGAGGAGGACACGGACTAATGAAAGCGCTAAAGGAAATCGCAGTCTGCGGGATCATGTTTCAACTTGTTGCGTTGCTGACCGCGCTGTTTATTCGCTTCGTTCAATTCTATATGACCGTATGGGGGAACTTCTGATGATCGGACACTGGGTGGCGCTGGCGATGATCGCGTTTGGGCTGTATCTGCTACTTGACACGGAGCAAGGGGGGGTGCTGTGATCGAACTTCATCTTTCGAGACACTTGGGGCGGATTCCGAAGGGCAAGGTTCAATTCTACTGCACGCGATGCAGGCGGTTCGTCAAGGTTCGGCGAGTCGAGACGCCGGTTAGCGTGGGGAAGGACGACATGGAGCTAGACTTGCGGCGGAACGAGACCGTCTGCGCTCCGGCCGGGCATGAATCGATTCAGGTTTATGTGAGCAATGAACGGACCCGGAATCGGTTCGGGAAAGTGGGGAGCTACTGATGGCGCGGCCGAATTGCCAGCATAGCTTCGGCGTGAACCTCTGCGAACGCTGCCGTCCACTTGTCGTCATCGCAATCAAGGCGAAGGGGTAAGATCATGTTACCTGAACCGACCGCAGCGAATCTCAGAGTCTACAGGATCATCCGCTTCTGGCGAAGTGGCAGGAAGCGCGTGATTCGCAACAATGTCACGCTAGCAGAAGCACAAGCGCATTGCAGTCGGCCGGATACTCGGCGGGAAGGGATATGGTTCGATGGCTACGACTACATGCCCGGCTGTGCGCCGAGGGGGGAGTAGATGCCACGCAAGCAGCCTTTCGGGATAATTCGCAATTTCAAGGTAACTCGACACGTCAAGGCGCTAGACTTCGACTCTAGCGTAAACTTCGAAGACATGGTTGTCAAGGTGGGTGCTCGGGCGCCGAGGATTGCTTTACTACACGAGCTAGGCCATGTCTTCGGGCCGGGAGGGAAAACGCAAGCCGGGAAGTCTGACCGGATGCTGGCCCGGATGGGGATCGGCCCGATGACCCGGGAGATAATCATGGAAGAGGCAGCCGCGTGGCGCTGGGCGGTTCGGGCCTGGACGCGGCGAGGGAGACGGCTGAGGCCACGGGAACGGGCGTTCATCCGGATCTACATCCAAAGCTACTCTATCCGGCGCTGTGCGGATGTCTATCTAACCCGACTCGCACGGCTAGGGCAGGCAACACCCCCTTCGGGTTGCCCTAACCCTACCCCCCCTTCTAAGGGGGGGGTAATTAGAAATCGCCCGGAATTAACTCCGACATGTAGGCTTTTCAATAGGTTAGGGGGTCAGACCCACCTTACCGTCACCCGGGAATTAACAAAGCTATTGGAATCATCGACTTAGGCTAGAATCCACGAAATTCGGGGCCGCGGCTCTATGGGGAAGCGATGGCTTCCAGGAATTAACAAAGCGAGCGGAATCAAGGGGATACGGCGAGAAATCGAGGCCGAAAAAGGGCCTGGAAATAATTAACTTTGGGTGGGGTAGTAAGGCGAGGCGGCGAGGTGGATACCGCCGGAAACCTCAGTGGGTGTTATCTTTAGCGGGAATTGGAGGCCGAAAGCACGGACCTTCTGCGGAGAGAGGCGGGTGGAGGAAAACTTGCGGCCAAGAATAGGAAACGGTTTACCCGGGGCCTTCTCCTGGAATAAGATTCCGTCGCATTCCCCGGACCATGCTTTCGCACCGCGGATGTCGCGGTGGCCGCTGTCTTTGTCAATCCGCATGTGCTTGAGGATGAGTAGGGTACAGTTCGGCGCGGCCACGGCACGGAGACGGCGGAGGAAAGCGATGGCGCGGCTAGCTTCGGCGTTGTCGTTTTCGTCCTCGATCCGGCAGACAGGGGTAGCGGTGTCGATGATGATGAGGTCGGGCCGGTGGGCGGCGGCGGCCGCGCCCATGAATTCGGCCCGGGCGAGGGAGTTCGGGAGACGGCTGAGTTGAAGGCCATAGTGCCAGAGATTGCCCTCAATTTGGGCTACAGATGGCTGCTGAAGGCCGTTCCATGTCCAGCGAAGGTACTCGGCGGCGTCTTCCGGCGCGTTCTCCTCGTCGAAGTAGAGGGTTCGGAAGGGGGATTCCGGCCGGGAGCCGAGGAACGGGGCGCCGACTGCGCCCGCCACGGCCAGGGAATAGCTCAGGAAGGATTTTCCAGCGCCGGGGGAACCGGCGAGGACTATCATCCGGCCCGCGGGGAGGATGTCGGGGATCAGCCAGGACGGAGGCGGCGGGGTGGTGGTGAGCCAGTCGCCGAGGGGGGAACGGGTAGAGGTAGGCGTAGACATGGCGCTCCTGTAGGTCGCGGTCAATTAGAGTGTACGGGCGGCGACGGGAAATTGTCAAGTTGACGATGCGTGGATTAGGCCGTATATTCTACGCAAGGAGGCCCGATGATCGCCACGCTGCTCGTTTCCACTGTTCTCTGCCTCACGCCGGTCCCGAGCAATCCTAGCACGGTGCTAGTCTACTCTGTGCGCGAGGATGGCGCGGGGAATGCGTGTGATTGCCAGCTTGCTCCATGCGGGGCACGGGCGCCGGGGTGTGAGGTGGACGGGGTTCCGTGTCCGCCGCTAGTCGAGCCGGGGTGCTTTCTCGGCGTACCGGATGAGTGCGGGAACCTTGGAGCGTGCGCGTATCTCGATGTTCATGCGTATCCAGGGGCGATCCAGTGGCGGGGCTACGGCCTAAGCGCGGATGGCTGCTTCGAGACGGAGTTTCAGGAGGTCGCGGTGGGGTGGGTGATGTGGTGGAGGTTGACGCCGTGAAGAAACCCCCCAAGGCCCCCTTCCGCCGTGGGGCTCGGCTGAGCAACGAGAAGGGCCGAGCGTACAAGGTCGTCGCGTGTGAGAACCGCGGAAAGTGTAGACACTGCGACGGGCGAGGGATTCGCTGGGTCATCCGGCTTCGCGGCCCGACTGGAGTTTTCGAGACGGAGCTTGACAGCATTCTCAAGGGCGGATATACTGTTGTACGGAAGAGAACAGAGGAGAGAGGTGAATGAGACTCAATAGACTTGAACTTGCCTGGGCGGCGGGGTTCTTTGATGGAAAGGGATGCTTTTCCATAAATCGACTCGGGAAAAGCCCCAATCCGAAACGTATCGTCGGAGGCCGTGTCGGAATTGTTCAGAAGGAAAAGCACAACCTCGTTAGGTTCCGTAAGGCAGTTCTCGGTCTTGGTCATATAACCGGGCCGTATTTCCGCCGTAGCCCTAAAGGAAAACGAGTTTACCGCTTCGATTTTGTTGCCACGACTTTCGAGGAGGTTCAAGCAATCATCGGCCTGCTTTGGTTCAAACTTGGTCCGGCAAAACGGCGCAAGGCAAGACTTGTTTTACGGGCTGCCAGAAAATGCAGAAGGAACCGCCCATGCGTATCCTAGTTGCCGGGATGGAGGGAACGGGGAAATCAATTCTCATGCTCAGCGCGGCAAAATTGGGCGGTTTGGCTATTGCAGATACAGAGTTCGGTGCTCATAACTACCTCACGCCGCATCCGAACGGGGAGGCGAAGCGGTTCACACTGATCCCACGGGTGAAGAAGATGCTGGGGATTGACGAGGCGGTGCATCCGCTGATTGCGTGGATACAGAGCAACGACCTGACGCAGATTCGCAGCTTTATGGAGGCCGCGGCGAAGGATGAGCGGTTCATGACGCTGGGGCTGGATTCCGCGAGTATCCTTTGGGACATCGCGAGCAGCGCGGTGAAGGGCGGGGAGGACCGGAACGAGTGGAACCGGGTGAAGCAGCCATTGCGAATGCTGCAATATCTTGTGCTGGCGAGCAAGAAACACTACATCTTCACCACGCACATGAATAAGGCGTTCAATGAGGACATGACCAAGGTCGTCGGCGAGTTCCCCTGGAGCGAGAAGAAGGATCCACATTGGGGGGACTTGAATGTGAAGATGATCATGTCGCCGACCGGGCCGAAGGCGGTCGTGCTGAAGGAACGGAGTGCAGGCATTCTCAAGAAGGGAGACATCATCGACAAACCGAGCCTGGAGAAGTTTCTGACGCTGTGGGGACAAGGGGAGATTATCGGAACGCCACTAGACCCGGTCGAGGCGGCGTATCGCGTTGACGCGGCCGGGAAAAAGGGGGGAAATTGAGCCACGATGCGACAAAGCCGGATGAGCCGGAGTGCAAGGTCGAGAAGGCGAACGGGCATCTGAAGGTGCTGATCGAAGCCATGACAGCGATGTTTTCTATCGTTGTGATGTATCACGGGAGCGAGGTGGCGCACAAGCTGATAGACCGGCTGCATATGTTGATCCACTTCGCAGAGGCGACAAGAGGGCAACGGAAAGAACCGGACGCGAAGATATTAAACCCTAACACACAGGAGGAGATCGGCGGTGAGTAGCGACACGAGTTTCGCAGAAACGGAAACGGAACAGCTTGACCCCGCGTTCCAGGAAATGATGGAGTACGAAGCGGAGGTCGAGGAGAGTACGGAGCGGGTGGGGAGAGAGCCGTTGCCCCGCAGCGACTACCACATCGGCCAACTTGCAAGCGCGGAGTTCCGCGAGGTGTACGAGGACAAGATCCCGGCGGTTCGCGTCGGCTTCCGGGTGGTCGAGGGTCTCGACAAGGCCGTGGACAGGACGTATTACGATGACCTGTTTCTCGGCTGGGGCGAGCAGACCGCAACGAAGGAGATCAATCCGGAGACCGGAAAGGCGATTCTTCGGGCCGCGACGGAGGAGGAAATCGCAGCGAGACGGACGCGGGTTATCGCGACGTTGAAGCGGTTCGCGCGGGTGTTCGGGCTGAACACGTTCCTGCCGCCTACTGCGACGAAGGAAGGAGTCGCAGCGTGGCTGAGTACGGTTCTTGAGATGAAGGAGAACGGGCCGCGAGTCATCTTCACGGGCGGCAGCAACAAGAAGGGCTTCACGTTTATCGTCTTCGATTCGATGCGGAGCCCGGGAGACCCGGGGAAGGATCCGCGGACGAAGGAAGTACTGACCGGGAAGACGGCGTTGGATGTTGCTCGCGCGGAGATCAAGAAGGCGGGCGGTACGGTGGGGACGGAGGGCGGTGCGGAGAGCGGATTCTAGTTTCCTCCCCCGCGAGGCGGGACCGGGACATGGCGACGATTCACCCGGTCCCGCCGTTTTTGCCGGGTGTAGCTCACAGAGTAGAGCGCGGCGCTGAAGACGCCGAGGTAGCCGGTGCGATACCGGCCCCCGGCACCAAAGGAGGGTATCGACATGGCAAAGCAAGCGAAGCTGGGAATGACGATTCAGCCGCAGAAGCCGGGGCCGTATGACAGGCTCGCGGAGAAGCAGAGAAAGGGAGCCGCGGAGCAGGGGAAGATCGAGGAGCGTGGTGTCCAGGTGCTTGACCGGATGGGCGTCTCGAAGGATGCGCGGCGCGGGCAGGCGAGGATTCCGAAGGCCGGGCTTGGGCAGAAGGTGAAGCGAGGCCGAGCATGACTAGCTGGCACACCTACCCGCAGATTTATGCGCTGGGGCATCGAGGGGTGAGGGACCTGCTGCTAGATACGGTGCTAGTAGAGGAGAAGGTGGACGGGAGCCAGTTTAGCTTCGGGGTGTTTATGGTCTATGATGGGGCCGTCCAGACGGAGCTTCGCATCCGCAGCAAGGGGGCGAACATCGATCCCGACAACCCGCCCAAGATGTTCGCCGCAGCGGTGGCGACGGTGGTAGCGCTGAGGGACAAGTTGAAGGTGGGCTACACCTATCGCGGCGAGGTCCTCGACAAGCCGAAGCATAATGTGCTGGCGTACTCGCGAGTCCCGGTGGGGAACATCATCCTCTTCGACATCAACACGGGGGAGGAGGAGTATCTTGATGCGAATGGGAAGCGGGAAGAGGCTGCGCGGTTGGATCTAGAAGTAGTCCCGGCAATGTATCAAGGGCCTGGGGATCTACTAACCGAGGCCGACATCAAGCAATGGCTAGAGTTGACTTCCTGTCTCGGGGGGCCAAAAATCGAGGGCGTCGTCATCAAGAACTATGCTCGCTTCGGTGTGGACAAGAAGGCGCTGATGGGGAAGTACGTCAGCGAGGCGTTCAAGGAGAAGCACGCGGGGGTAGCGTACGAGAAGCCCAGCTTCGGCAGCGTGATTGACAGGTTGGTGGGGATGCTCCGGACCGAGGCCCGGTGGCAAAAGGCGGTCCAGCATCTTCGCGAGGCGGGGGTGATTACGGACTCACCCAAGGACATCGGTCCCCTCATCAAGGAAGTCCATACCGACGTGATGAAGGAGGAGATCGACTTCATCAAGGACGCGCTCTTTAAGGAGTTCCGCAAAGACATTCTCGGGGGTGTCTGTCGTGGCGTGGCAGAGTGGTATAAAGAGCGCCTCCTAGCCCAGCAATTCGAGGCGGAGGAGGTCAGAGATGTCTCGTAGCCAGCCGGACTACATCGGATTCGGCATGGTGGCGATGTTGGTCGGGGCGATTCTGATCGCGATGGCGAGGTGTTGAGATGCCAGCGAAATGGTTGACCTGCCCATGCACCTTCGGTCCACTCCCTCTCGATCACTATTCTAGCGGGGCGTGCAAGGGACTGGCCGGTGGGATGCACATGCCCCTGGAGTGGGTGGTCAGCATCGTCGAGGACCGGGTCGGGGATAGCTACCACGCCGGGCAGCGGATGACGGCGACGAGATGTCTCGGCTGCCCGAGAGAAGCGCTTCTAGCAGACGGAACGGACTACGTCTTCGACCCCGCCGCCGCGAATTCCCCGCACTGGGGAACGGCGATTCATGAAAAGATAAGCCGGAACAAGTCGAGTCAGTACTTCGAGGTTCGCTTCGGCGTGCCCGGGGATCGGCTGCCCGCGGCGAGATTGTTTCGGGGCGAGATGGGGCTGGTGGGCACGGAGGGCATCGTCCTCTGCGGGAAGATCGACAAGATCACGCTGGGGTATGGTGGGATCCACGACTACAAGCTGCACTCGGAGAGCAGTCAGCGGTTCAAGGGGCGAGACAACAAGACGGACTGGACGACGGCCGCGCAGTTGAACATCTACCGGCATTCGCTGGAGCAGGTGGAGGAGGCGGCGATAGGGAAGGTCCAGGAGTTGATTGCCTATCACGGCGCGATGACCGCGAGGCGGGGGCCGAGACCGTGGATTCCGGAAGTGCTGCCGCTACTGAGCGAGGAGCAGATCCTAGACATCAAGCCGGGGGGCGGAGTCCATACCGTCCGCGAGATCATCCGGGAGTATCAGCTATTCTTCCGGCGGCAGCATGACGGGGTTCCGTTCAAGGAGAACGTGAAGCAGGTTGCGCTAGTCGGGCGGTCGATGTACAATAATACGAAGTGTACGGACTACTGCCAGCCGGGGATCAAGAAGCAGTGTGATGATGTCGAGGGAATCGAGGCGTTCTAGGGGGCCGTGTGCTTGAGAAGCCGGAGGGATGCAAGGGCTGCCCGCTGGAGAATTGCGGGACAGGGTATGTCCCCGGAGCCGGGCCGAGAGATGCCCGGCTTCTTGTTGTAGGGGAGGCGCCGGGCGGTGAGGAGGTCAAGGTAGGCGAGCCGTTCGTTGGGCCAAGCGGAAAGCTGGTGGACCGGGGGCTGGGGGGAACGGAGGCCCGGAAGCTGGTCCGGCTGGAGAACGTCCGCCGCTGCTTGCCGCCTGCGGATGAGACCTCGGAGGTCAAGGCGGCCAGCATCGCGCATTGCACGGCGGCGTATCTGAACCGGGAGTTGGAGAGGCAGGAAGGGACGAAGGCCGTCCTGCTCATCGGCGCGGATGCGCTGGAGTGGGGCACAGCGCTACGGGCGTATACATGGACCCGCGAGGATGGGCAGAGGATCTCCGAGCCCGGGATCATGCAGTATCATGGAAGCGTGTTTACGGTGGAGGAGGTCAACGGAATATACTTTGACCTGACAGGTGGTCAGCGGCCGCCGTTGGAGCTTGCACCGGATACCATCCACACCGTTGTCACCACCCTTCACCCCGCCTTCGCCCTCCGCGGCCAGAAGCGATTCATGCCGGAGATCCTTGCGAACATCCGGCGAGCGTGGACGGCCGCGAATAGCCCGCCACCCGAGCCGAGGTGGAAGCGCCAGGAGATCATCCTCAATCCGCGTCTCGCGGACATCGTCCCGAGCACGGAGACAGTACTAGACATCGAGAACCCCGAGGACCGGCCCGCGTTCATCGAGCTATGCTGCGTGACGCAGGGACCGGCGAAGGTGTTCGTGTTTCCGTGGACGCTGGCGTATCAGGGTGTCGTCAGGGAAATTCTCGCCGACCCCCGCATCACCAAGATCGGCCACAACTTTAGCCATGATGTCTCCGCGTTCCTCGCGAATGGACTAGAGGTCGTCTCGCCGATCCGGGATACGATTGTAGCAGCCGCGCGGGTCTGGCCGCCCGTGTCGCAGAAGAAAGCCGCGGGGGAGAAGGAGAAGATTCCGGTCAAGTGGCTGAGCCTAGACCGGGTGGCGCTGAGGTTGCTCCCGGACATCGTCTACTGGAAGCGGCCGGAGACGAGGGCGACGAAGGCGTTCTACCGGGTGGCGTTTCCGGGGGTGGCGGAGAAGGACTTCCGGATGCTGTATAACGGGCTCGACGGGATCTACAATCACCGGGCGAAGATTGCTCTGTGGGAACTGATGCGGCAGAAGGGGCTCCTAGAGCGGTTCGCGAAGATCGACATGGCGGCGTTCCGGCCGATGGTGAACATGGAGCGGCGGGGACTGATGGTGGACGTGAACCGTCGCGAGCAGTTGAGGCAGGAGGCAGAGAGAACGAAGGAAGAGGCGGAGGAAAGGATCGGGGAGATCGCTCAGAGCCTTCACTATGAGCGACGTAAGAAGGTCGTCGCGGCGATTGCGAAGCTGGAGGTGGAGGCAATCGGAAGCGTGGTCGAGGCTCCGACGTGCCCGGTGCATCCGGACTACCCTGGGATCACGAAGCGGAAGAAGTGTGAGGGGTGCCTTCGGGTATTCGAGGCGGCGGGGGCGCTTCGAGATCACCTCAAGGACTTGAAGGCCCGGATTCGGAAGGGGCGCGGTGTGCTGGAGCGGATCAGCGAGAAGTTCGACCCGAGTAAACCGGATCACTGGCGCTGGCTCCTCTTCGACCCGGATGGGCTCAACTCACAGCGTGCGAAGAAGGACTGGATTCGCCCGGCCGGGAAGACGAAGAAGAAGGGGATCCCGCAGATAGACGATAAGGCGATGGAGATCCTCCAGCGACGGCACCCGGATGTCGAGTTGTTCCGGCTCAAGGTGGACGCGACGTATGCTCAGTGGAGGTTGAACAACACGCTGCATGTTGGGCTGGATGAGAATGACGAGCCGCTGAAGGGGTGGGACGGCTTCGCGAGGACGAGATTTAGCATCCACCGGACGAGTACGGCTCGGTACGCGAGTGGGACGGACAAGGAGGACAGCGAGAAGGTGAGGTTCGCTGCGGCCGGGAATCAGCAGAACATTCCGGACGCGGATCGGAGTATCTACATCGCCCCGGCGGGCTGGGTGATCATGAGCCCGGACTACTCGCAGATTGAGGCGCGGGTAACGGCATGGAGGGCAAAGGAGACAAAGCTGCTCGATGCGTGGCTGCGAGGCGAGGACATCCACACGAACAATGCGATCCTGCTCGCGGCGGCGATTGGGGTGAAGCTGGCGCCGGAGGATGCGCGAACGCTGGTGTTCCCGTATGACCCGCAGCGGAAGTCGTACCGCGACAACGGGAAGATCCTGACGCACGCCTGGGACTACGGGATGGATGTTGCGAAGACGGCACGGGACTTCGGACTGCCGAGGGAGATCGCGGCGCGGCTGCACGCGGGGTACTTCGAGGCGTATCCTAGACTACTAGCTAGAATCAAGGATGTCGAGGCCGAGGCGTTGGAGACAGGTTGGCTGCGGAACAACTTCGGGCTCCCGCTTGGGCCGTATGACAAGGAGAAGAGGGACGGGGTATGGCGGCTGGCGGACCGGAACGAGGCGCTCGCCGGGCAGCCGCAGAGCGATGTCGGGGACATGATGAAGGTGGTGAGCGAAGACCTTGACAAGATAAGGGAATCGTCGCTGCGGGTGACGATGCACGACAACTTTTGGCTGTATGTGCGGACTACGGACATCGCCTACGCAGCGAGTCAGGTGTGGTCGATCATGGAACGGGCATGGCCGGAGATGGGAGTGCTGCCGGTCTATGGAATGTTCCGCTGCCCGGTGGAGATCAGCGTCGGGAAGAACGGTGGGAAGCGGCACCTGCACAGCGAGAAGTGCCTCGCGGTGGGGTGCAAGAAGACGGAGAACGCGGAGGGGTTGGAGGAGATGCGTGGGTGAACTGTCGTATCAGAAGCGGGCGGCAAGGCGGACGTTCGGAGGCCGGTCGGGGTTGCGGAAGGGGAGTTACTCGGTTCAGAACCGGCGGATGGGGTCGGACACCTCGGGCAAGTCATTCGCGAAGACAGTCTGGGCCGCGGATGTCGTTAAGCTGTATCTGGAGTACACGCGGAAGGGGACACCGTTCAAGGACATCAAGTACCCGCCGGAGCCACGGATTGGTGGGAACAAACTCTATACTGGGAGGAAGAAAAGTGGCGACTGAGACGTTTACGATGATGTGCCCTAGTGGGTGCGGGGGGATCATGACGTTCGTGCTGGACTCGGTCCGACCGCTTCCAATCCAGCACTGCCAATGCTTCAACGGGCATGGGTTCGACGTGATGGATGGATCATCGGCAGGAGTATGGGTGGCGACATTTCATGACCATGGAAAGCTGATGGCATCCTTCGCTGTGAATGCGGCGTGGAGGGCAAAGATGGCTGCTGGTTCACCGTATCCGGGCGGGATGTCGCCGGTCGTGGTGGTGAACGGGCCGACACATCCGCCGACGCCTTGGGTCAATGTTGGGTCAAACGGCCACGTGTCCAGTAATCCGATGGAGCCGCCGTCCGCCCCGACCTACCATAAGGTCCTCGTCCACGGCAAACGGGAGTATCGGATCGGGACGTGCGCGGACTGCGGGCGCGAGAACACGGCGCTGACGAAGTACAAAGGGAAGCGGCTCACTTCGAGCGGGTGTTGCTCTGGCTGCATCGCGGCGCTAGCATCGGAGGCCGCTGAGGCGGAGTCGCAGTTGTACATGGCCCGGTCGGGCGGGCGGATTGAGGAGAGGAAAACGGAGAACGTCTATCGAGAGTTAGCATCCGCACTGGCAAAGGTGGTCCCCTGATGGGCTGGGCGGCTAGGGCACGGTGGAACGGGCGGCCAAATCGAGCATGGGGCGAGCGCGGGAATGGCATCCGCGTCGTGGCCTGCGTGAACTGTGGGGAGTACATCGGGACGCTGATCCGAGCCTTCATGCAGGACGGACGACAGTTCTATGTCCATGACTTCAAGTCCTGGCATCTGGTGAACAAGCGGTGCCGGGTACGATTCAAGGAGAGAGTCGATGCAGAAGGAATCATCGAAAGGGCGAAGCGACTGGAAGGAGCCAGCCGAGCAGTGGATCCCGCGGGAGATCCGAGCGCGGCTGACGGAAGTGGAGACGCTAGTGGCTATGTTAAAGGATTTGCTGGGGAACCGCAATGAGCCGACCAAGCGATGAGAGACTGACTCCGCCAGAGGTCTGGAAGCCGCTGAACGCGATGTTCAACTTCACGCTGGACCCATGTACGAGTGAGAAGAACCCGCTTGCGGTTCCGGTGTTCTACACGGAGAAGGACGATGGACTGAGCAAGCCGTGGAGCGGTCATAAGGTCTTCGTGAACCCGCCGTACTCGGGGATGCTGGATTGGGTGGGGAAGGCGATTCATGAGGCCGGGCCGGACTGCTTCATTGCGTTCATCCTGCCAAATGATGCCACAACGGCAGCGTACAAGGCGCTTGAGAAGAATGCGTGGGGGGCATGGCGGCCACCGTTCCGCGTGAAGTTCTTGACCGAGTTCCCACCGAAGGGGAAGCAGAAGGCCGGGCTAGACGGCCTATGGCGAGTGGACGTGGCGCGGAGCCATGTTGTGTTCTTCCTTGGAGGGTTGCCGGTGTGTCGATGACCGACAAAGAAGGCGAGACGCTCCAACGCATGGTCGCGGTTCTAAAGAAGCGATTCCCTAACCTAACTGCCGAGGAGGTGATCGACATCGCGATCCGCCTCCTGGCAACGACGAGGGATTGACATGCCGTACATTGAAGCCGTAGACCGGACCCCGTTTGACGCGGATATCGAGATCCTCGCCCGCAAGGTTGACTCGCCCGGGCAGTTGGCCTATATTGTGTATAGGCTGATGGGCAGGGTTGTGTCCCGCTGGGGCGGCCACTTCGTCGACTTCGCGCTGGTGAGGGGCGTCGTGATGGAGGCCGTGGATGAGTTCCGGCGACGGCAGACGGTGCCGTATGAGGAAGCTAAAAAGGCTACCAATGGGGATGTCAAGTTCTGAGCGAAGTGCCCGATGGCGGCTTCTACATCCTATTCGGGCAAAGCGACACCAAATGAAGTACCGCCGCAAGCAGCGGAAGCCGTGTGTTCGGTGTGGAGCGAGAATCCGATTTCCAAGCGCCGGAAGGCTCCATTGTCGCAAATGTCAAAAGGAACGTCCGAGGGAATTAGGCCGCGCACAGCGTCAAGCCCGTCTAAAGAAGCTACGGCTGTATAAGTTGCGGCATGGTTGTACTCGGTGCGGTTACAACAAATGTGCCGCTGCCCTGCACTTTCATCATCTTCGGGATAAGAAGCGGCGAGTTTGGTCCCCACACGATCCGGAACGAAAGAAGTGCATTTTGCTTTGTGCAAATTGCCATTTTGAGGTACATCACTCATGAGCGAACGGCTCAGGAAGGAGTTGGAGGAGATGCAGATCAAACCGACCGAGATTGAGCGGCGATTGTACGAGCAGACGAGGGATCAGGGGATTGCGTCTGAGGGGCGAAAGTTGGCTGAAGAGGCATTAGAGGAGATGCAGGTAGAGAAGCAGCCATCAGCACTGACGTTTGAGAATGACCCGTTCGACCGGATCCTCGACGAGATGTCCGCGCTGCACAACAAGAAGGGGAAGGACTACGGCGGAGCGACGGACCCGTATGCGAACGTCCGGGCGAGTGCCGAGTTCGGAGTCGCGCCGTGGATCGGGGCGCTCATCCGGCTCAACGACAAGATCACCCGGCTCAAGTCGTTCATCCGCCGCGGGGAGTTGGTGAACGAGAGCGCACTCGACAGTATTCGCGACGTCGCGGTCTACGCGGTGATCATGCAAGTGCTGTACGAGGAGGAGAACGGGAAATGAAACTCTACATCGCAGGCCCGATGCGCGGGCACAAGGACTTCAACTTCCCGGCGTTCGATGCGGCTGCGGCCCGGCTGCGGGCGAAGGGGCATGAAGTCGTCAGCCCGGCGGAGATGGACCGGGAGGCGTATGGCAGCGACCTGAAAGGAATTGAGGAAGTAGCGGCGAAGCCCGGTGCGACGAAGGAGTTCATGAGCCGGGACCTGCCTGCACTGCTAGCGTGTGATGGGATCCTGATGCTACCCGGGTGGGGGAACAGTCAGGGCGCTTGTACCGAGGCATTCGTTGCGGCTATGTGCGGGATACCGGTGTTCGACAACGAGAGATTGGAGGGGACGCTGAGCATCTATCGGCTGCTAGTGATCGTCGGGGAGAAGATACTGTCGTGACTCCATGTTGGATCTGGCTGAAATCCCCAAGAACTAGATACGCTCAACGGGTTATAGGGAGGCGCTGCTTTCTTATGCACCGAGCCGTTTGGGAGGAAGTGAATGGCCCGATCCCAGCTTGGGGCCAATTACATCATCTCTGCCAGAATAAACGATGCTACCGACCGGATCACTTGATCGTTGTTTCCCCGCTCGCGCATCAGTTTCTCGATTCCGGACGAAGAAGGGTGTGTACCCATTCACGGACTGGAAGCAATCTACGGGTTGTTCGGGGGCGTTGGCTTTGCCGAACGTGCGAGAATGCTAGAATGCTACGCTACTATCACAGGAGAAAAGGACATGATCTCGAAACAAAAACCGCTGTACGATAGGGTGATCGTTCAGCGTCTAGACGAGGCTCCGGCGAGTAAACTCATCGTGCGCGAGGTGAGCACGGAGAAGCCCATGCGGGCGAGGGTGATCGCGGTGGGGCCGGGGAGGTTCAATCCGGACGCCGCGCTGCCCGCCAACTCCGATGTCGAGAACCTGTCCTACCGGCTGCCCATGACCGTCAAGCCCGGGGATATCGTCCTCATCGGCAAGTTCGCGGGCGTCGTCTACGAGGAGACGAACCCCGTCACGTTCAAGACGGAGAGCTACGTCATCCTTCGCGAGGATGATATCCTTACTGTGTTCGAGGAAGCGGAATCCACAACGAAGAAGGAGAAGAAGTGAAGAAGACGCGGAAGGTACTCAAGAAGAAGACGAAGAGGTTCGACGGGATCGTGCTGGAGGTGGACGAGGTGACGCCGACCGTTAACGGGGCGGGCAAGCCCTCCGGTAATTCTCAGGTAACGATTTCTCTCTACGACCGGAAGAGCGGCGGGTTGGGCTACTTTCGCACGAGCCCGCACTATGTCTACGGCTTGTGCCAGGAGGGATTGAAGGCGGCCAACCTACTTCAAGGAAACGTCTACAAGCTGATTCCGCTGCGGAGGAGGAAGTGAGCGGGACGTTTCTGCGGCTAGTCCTCTGCGCGAGTGGGAAGTGGGTTAAGAAGGCGGCGTACTACCATGCGCCCAACTACGTCGTCAAGCTGACTCGACGGCACCGGGACCGAGCGAACGCGCGGACCCAGGAGTTCGTCCTGACGATAGGACGGCCGAACTATGCGGAGCGGGTCTTTATCAAGACGGCGCGGAAGGCGGGCGAGACGTTCCCCATCAAGAAGATCCAGCTTCGCTACTTCCCGAGGCGAAATGCGCGTTCGTAGCTATCCCTGCCCTGGCTGCGGGAAGACTGTTCGCAGCGTGACAACGAATCATGAACGAGAGGTTCGACGCCTGGAGAATCAGGGTATGACCTTCACGCCGGAGCTACGATTTGCCCTCGCAGATGGACAGTGCGCGGAATGCTGCAATAAGGCGGCGGCAACTACCGCCCAAGCCGAAACGAGAAGCCATAGTACACCCCACACGAAGGCGGAACGAGTCCGTATTCTCCGGTGGCGGATATGGCTGCGCCAAGCGAGCAACCAAGCGCGAACCCTAGCCGCTTCGGCTTCTTCGCTAGCTCGGCAGCTAGACGACCTTCGAGAACAGCTAGGCGGATATCTACCTCTCGCGCCTCGGGGAGAGTCAAGCAGATCCAGCGGAGAGGGGACAGGTCCGACGACGCGGGGCAGCCGTTCTCGTTACGACTTGCAGATGACCCTGAATCCACAGAAGGCGTTTCTTGACGCCCTACGGCCGCTGCTTCGGCTGTATCCGATAGACCGGCCGCTACCGGCCTCGGCCGCCAAATCGCATAGTCAACACCCCCGACCCCGTCAGCGCGGCAAGGGCTTGCGAGCGCGGTCCAAGATATCACGGTAAAGCCAAGCACCATCCCCACGTTCCTCAGCCTGCTTCGCATCCTTCTTTGCCTCCTCAATTCGGGTCGCCGCTTCCGTGACAGCACGGTCGGCGACTCCTGCCTGATATGCGCGGTGGTAGAGAGCCGCGCCCGCGACTAGTAGTGCTAGAATGGCTGCCGCGATGATGATCAACTTCGCTCGTAGGCTCAACCCTCGGGCTCCGTAGCGCATCATTTCTTGATCTCCTTCTTAGCCGGGATCGGGCTCGCGCCGATGCGCTTGATGCGGGTGACGCATGACATAGCAATCGTCAGCGTTCCCTCGAAGACGGAGTCGGAGAGTCCGGCCATTCGGGCGATGACTATCTTTTCGCTGTCCTCGTGGGTGAGGATACCAACGGCGAAGATTTCCTCTAGGCCACCCTTCGCCTCCGCGCCCCAGGCATCGTTGGAGGCATGGTCCTTGAACCATACGGCGAGGACAGGCAGCGTCTTGCCTAAACGAATCTTCTTCATGCGGTGAACTCCTTGTCCTGCCAGCGGGCGCGGTAGCGAGAGCCATGCTTCCAGAAGGGGATTAGCTCCGGGACGCGGTACGCGGACTTCGCGGCCGCCATGATAGCGAACCCGTGCTGACAGTTCACACGGCCCTCGTTCGGCCGCTGGTAGTGAGGCGGGTTCCGGCTGAGGTGGCCACATTCGGTCCAGGAGTAGACTTTGTTGCTGCCGGTGCGCGTGACGAAGTACTGGCCCATGCGGTGGGTGTGGCCGCTGGCGCCGCTGACGCCGCGGTCATCGAGCTCCGCCTTGGCGGAGTACGCGGAGTGTCTCCGGACGATCTTCCCGTGGGTGACGAGGAAGTTTCGCGAGGCGAGCCAAAGCTCTGAGCCAGGGATCCACGTCACGCCGAGGTCGGCTGCGTAGAGGATGTCGCCCCACGACATGCCGTGGAAGCCGCGAAACTGCGGCATCTGCCAGAGGAACCCACGCATGTAGCGGAACTCGTGGTTGCCTTGGAGGACATCAGCCGGGATGCTCGTGCCCGCAGCGGAGAGGATCCGACCCGCCGTCTTCTTCCACACATTGCGTTCCTTCTGGAAGGAGCCGGGCAGCAAGCCTCGGTCGTGGTCATAGTGCGTGAAGCACGCCATGTCGAGGACATCGCCAAGGAAGATGATTCGGTCTACCTTGGCCGCTTCGAGGACCTTACACGTCAGATCCACCGCCCGGTCGTCTTGGTCGGGGCAGTGGAGATCGGGGATCAACGCGATACGCTGTAGCACAGACAAGTCGCCTCCTACTGGCAGGTTGCGTGGAAGATGCTGCGAACCCAAACCTCGCTTTCGTCGAGGGGGATATGCTTGGCCTCGGCGCCGATGACATGGAGGAATTCGTGGACTAGGGCGAGGTGGAGCATGTGGCAATCGTTCGCGGCGACGTAGATTTGGATGTCGTAGGACACCGGATTCCATGCTCCGGCTGCGTTCTTGGTCGCGTATAGTTCTGTCCTGCCACAGGTACGAAAGACGACGAAGGGAACATCGCCCGGGTAGTAACGGGCCTCGTAGACGATACGGACGTTGCGCGGACGGGCCGGGGCATCGGCTAGCGGAACCTTGGCGATCTTGAGTGCGTCGATCCAGGATTGCTCGATGACCTCGGCTTCGTGGCAGCCAGCGGGCGGCCGACACCCGAAGTAGATTGCAAGAAGCAGACACGCCGCAACTAGCCAGCCGATGAAGACGACGCTGAGTTCCTTCCACTTGGACACAGACCCTCCTCCTATAATATAACCCTGCGTTAGTTTTCTGTCAAGTCGCGGGGGAACCGGAGGGCTCCTTCGAGACGGGCGAGGCGTTGTTCCACGCTGCGAAGGCGAATGTCGAAACGATCCGCAATGCTGTCCAGCTTCACATTGATATGCGCGAAGTGGTTTTTGGCTAGGTAGAAAACGCCGCCCGCATTGAAGACTAGGACAACGACGCCTATGAGATATGCTTCGAGCCCATTGCCGGGGAGCATCTAGCGTCTCCTAGTGGATTGGTACGGGAGTTCAGGTACCACAAAGGGCTGACTGTACTGATTCCAGCCACGCGGCCGCCACGGCTGCCATGTGATCGCCTGAATAGCTCGACGGCGCTTTATGGTAAGAAAGGGAAGCAATTCTCGCAATGCTTCTTGAGCCGCCTTGTCTACAATCCACCAGCGATAAACCGTCTTCCGGTTTCTCGGATATTTCCTTAACCGGATCGCACTCCCGCCAAATCGTGCGCGGAAAGCAAGTGGTATGTAGCGATGCGTGATGCTAATCGAAATCGCTACTCGTGGTCGCTTCTTGGCCTTGTCGGCATAAAAGCAGCCAATGTATCCCTCACCGTCAAGGATCCCCGCAAACCAAGCAAGATGTCTGTGTGTCATCGTTTTCTCGTGTTCGCGCAAATTTGAAGGTGGAAATGCGGGCCGGTCCCGTGTGGGGCCGCGAAGCAGACTAGCTTGTCGGGGCGGGCGGGATCGTAGACCCAGACGGCATTGACGGCGGCCGCGGCGGCGTCGATCTCGGCCTGGGTGAACTCCTTCGCGCCGATGTCGATGGCGCGGTAGGGAGAGGAAAGGGCATGGATCCCAGACTTCCCACCCGCGGCGGCCTCCTCGGCGGCGCTGCGGAAGATGCAGGTAATACGGACAGCCTGTCGCGAGTCCGGCCAGAAGCGTTCGGCGAGGGTGATGAACACCTCGTACAGCTTCGAGTCGATGTCATTGAACTCGCGGAGGAGCCGGACGGAAGCGAAGTTGATCGCGGGCATTAGGGAGTCTCCAGGTCGGCTTCATCGGTTGGTTTCGGAGGCTGCTCGGACGGGAACAGGGAGTCGAGGCCAGCAGAGACACCGCGGGCGATTCCGGCGGTAAGCGGCTGGCTGACACCGGCAAGGCCCTTGGCGCCGAGAGCAAGCGTCTTCTCAAACGGCAGCCCGCCCGGGACGCGGTTAATCAGGATGCTCATGAGGACGTTGCTCATCCCGCCGGTCCCGATGGCCGAGGCGGTGATGATGCCGCGGAGCAGCTTCCGAGCGTCCTCCTGCGCGGCCTGGAGGAGGGCG